ATACGTTCACAATGCGGAAGGTTCTGTAATTAGCAAAGGACAGGTAGTGTACGCTTTTGGATCAAGTGGCAACAAAATGTCCGTTAAATTAGCACGGGCAGACGCAGATGCTACCTCAGCCAAAACAATCGGTATTGTTTATGATTCTACGATTGGAATAGGTGCGGAAGGTTATATAATCATACAAGGCGTAATCGTAGGCGTTAACACGGCTGCATACTCGGCAGGTGACACGCTTTATCTTAGTGCATCGACATTTGGAGGTTTGACAAACGTCAAGCCTTACGCTCCTGATCATTTGGTGTATGTTGGAATAGTTGAAAGGGCAAATGCGGGTAACGGGCAGATTTATGTCCGTTGTCAAAACGGTTACGAACTTGATGAAATTCACAATGTGGATTTGATTACAGTTCCACCTGTGAATAATGATCTTTTGGCTTACAATTCATCGTCACAGTTGTGGTCGGCTAAAAGCATTAACACAATTCTACCAAATGCAGTAACAGGTACGGGAACGGCTAATCAGATAACGTACTGGGCAACATCTGGAACGGTTGGATCGTTGAATACTACGACATATCCAAGTTTGACAGAATTGTCTTACGTTAAGGGTACGACATCAGCTATACAAACACAGCTAAACGGTAAACAGGCAACGCTTACAAATCCCGTAACAGGTACGGGAACAAATAACGAGATAGCTGCATTTAACTCGACTGGTAGCACGATCACAAGTTTGACAACTGCGACTTATCCAAGCCTTACAGAGTTGTCATATGTGAAAGGCGTTACATCAGCTATTCAGACGCAGCTAAATAGTAAGATAACATTAGACGATGCATATTTTACATTCCTTTGTTTACATGGTGGTGCAGCACCTGCAGCGGATAGTTCAGTTTGGCATTTCTTAAATTCTGGTATATCACCAACAGCGGGAAATACTGACACGAATAATGATTTTAATTTTGGCTATGCAGTTACTATTGTAGCAGCCACAATTATGACTTATGGTAACACAACAGCGGGAACTGGTGAGCTTGTTACATTTGAATTGCGCAACACCACTCAAAACACAACAACTTCAATAGGCACAACCGCTGCAAATGGAGGAAGCGCAACAGTTACTACCAATACAACAATAACGGGACTGAACATTGCAATAGGTGCTTCTGACTTTTTTACTTTAAGGGTAACAAATCCAGTTTGGGCAACGAATCCAGTTGGTGTAATTTATCGCGCTGTATTAACCTTCAAACGATCTTAATTATGAAAACATACAAATACAAATTACAAGGCGACGGACGAGATTCTTGGATATGCACCGAAACAGATGATTTGGGTAATCTTGTAGATGAATACATGGTTTATGATGATCCATACTCGACAGTACAAAATACAAATCGTGTCGTTGACTTCTTTGCTAATTGTACACCGCAAGAAATCGAACAGATAAAACAAATACTTGGAATTAACAATTAACACATAAACTTATTTATCATGAACAACTTTAGAAGCCTATCATTAACAGAAGAATTGTTGAGCGTTGCAGAGTGCGGAGTGGCTGGATTAACCGTTCGCGGATTAAACATCATCAATCCAAATCAGAATACTATTTACGTTAAGTTCTTTGACAATTTTGATGCGGATATTACACTTGGCACAACTAAGCCAGTTTTGACGATTGCAGTTCCGTCATCAGGGAATGTTTATCAACCTTTCGAATCAGGTAAAACAATTCAGTTTTTCAGCACCGCAATCGTAATCGCAGCTACAACAGGTGTAGCGGATAGTGACACTAACGCACCACAGTCAGCACTTTACGTTCAGTTACAATACAACTAATGGTACGCGTGTGGTTAATGAAGTTAGGTGAGAAGTTAATTCACCTACCTGAATTGCTAATCATTTATTTTGCTCCTGCAAGTGGTCAGTTGTTCGTAGTTGCAATGGCTGTGCTATGCGACACGGCAACGGGGGTATGGGCAGCGCGTAAAGTAGGCGAGAAGATAAGCAGCCGTAGGTTAGCGGACGTATTCCCAAAACTGTTGGTGTACTTTCTTTTGATTCTGTTAGCGCATACGATTGAGAACGTATTTAAGATCGATTTTGGATTCAGCGTTCGCAGCATTGTGTCATTGGCTATACTCGGCAACGAGTTAATGAGCATCGACGAGAACCTAAAGAAAGCAACTGGTAAGGGTGTATTCCAAAAAGTAATTGAAGCAATTAAACGTAAATGAAAGAGTTAGAACTACTAATCATCCATTGCACATCAACACCTGAAGGCAGATCGCACACAGGCGCAGATATTCGCGCATGGCATACGTCCGCACCGCCAAAGGGCAGAGGTTGGAAGCAGGTCGGGTATAGCGATTTGATTCAAATGCGTGGCACGGTTGAGAATTTAGTGCCGTATGATGGTGATAACATTGTTCAACCGCGTGAGGTTACAAATGGTGCGGTAGGTACTAATCAGAAAGCGCGTCACGTGTGTTACGTTGGTGGCATGAGCAAGGATATGAAGAAAGCAAAGGACACGCGAACGCCAGAACAACTTGAAGCGATGAAAGCGTATGTATTAAACACTATTGCAAAGCATCCACAGATAAAGGTGGCAGGTCACAACCAATTTGCGGTAAAGGCTTGTCCCTCTTTCGATGTGCGATCATGGGCGCGAAGCATTGGCGTGAAAGATGAAAATATCTATCTTAACGACCTGATGTACAAGTTATAAACCAAAACCAAACCAATGGCAGGAAAAACTAAAATTCAGGGTAAGGTAGTAATTAATTACCTTGAGAAGTTTCCAACGGTAGCGACACGAGCGATAGCGCGTAAAATTTACAATGAGAACATCGAATTGTTTACATCCTATGACGCAGTACGTAACGCCGTAAAATACTATCGTGGTGCGTTAGGCGATAAGAAAAGAGAACAAGTACAACGCAAAGGATTTCAATTCCAAACACCTCAACCGCCAGTATCATACGCAGAGAAGCGCGAAGATTTTATAATGCCTAAAGGTGTCACGCGGTTAGGTATTTTATCGGATATTCATTTACCTTACCACGATGAAGCAGCGTTGATCGCAGCCGTTAATCACTTGAAAGATCAAAAGGTTAACGGTTTATTGCTTAACGGTGATACGTTGGACTTTCACGGTGTATCATTTCACGAGAAAGATCCAAGAGCGCGGAGAATTAGCGAGGAAATTGAAACATGGAAGCAGTTTATCGCATGGGTGAAACATGAGTTAAGTTGCCCGATTTACTTCAAGATCGGCAACCACGAACAGCGTTTGGTGCGTTATATGCAAGTGAAAGCACCTGAATTACTCGATTTGCCGAACTTTAACCTGTCAGAGATACTTGAGTTCGGTAAGCATGGAATTATCGAAATAGGATCGTTACAACGCATCAAAGCAGGTAAGTTTACAATTTATCACGGGCATGAGTTCAAAGGTAGCGGAGGCGTATATCCTGCACGTTGGTTAGCCTTAAAATCGCGCATTAGTTCAGCCGTTGGTCATTTTCATAAGGAGTCACAATTTACATGGAAGAACAGCGATGGCACGGATTACGTTTGTTATTCATTCGGCTGTTTGTGCGACCTTTCGCCTGACTACTTGCCTGAGAACGACTGGACGCAAGGTTGCGCGGTGTTGCACATAGACGCTAAGACAGGCGAATACGTGATGAAACAGGCGCGAATAGTTAACGGTAAAGTTTACGCGTGATGGAAGCACCGAACGGATTCCCTTATTTTGAGTTTGACATGCTTGAATACGATGAGGGCAAGGAGTTGTATTTTAAGCGTAAAGCTACACTATGCTACGTTGCTGAATGGATCGTGTTCTGGCGATCAACGGAGGTAAGCGGTGAGAAAGTTGTTTACATGAGAACGTCGGACGGGTGGGAATATATCGCTGTGGATTCATACAAGAAAATAACTGAACGTATAAAACAATGGAACGACTATTTGGAATTGGTTTATCAATCGCGTTCGGCATCGGAATAGGCTGGTACTTATTTAGCGGTAAAGTTGAAACCGTTGTAGAGCGTGAGGTTATTGTTAAGTACGACACGTTAATCTTGCATCGTGATACCGTAATTGAACACGTCGAGCGATTGCAGTCGATGATCGTTAAATATCAGACCATTACAGACACGGTCACAAAGCTACAAATGTGCGATACAATCGTGGTTAAATGCGATAGTTTAGCCGAGCAATACAGGCAGCAGGATAGCCTTCACCGCGAGTATGTCACGGAATTAGGGTTAATTAATGCCCAAAATGTTGCAGAGTTAGGGCAAGTCCAAAAGAAAAACCGTCGAAAAAACGCGGTAATTGCAGCCCTAAGTGGAATAATAGCAGGATTTACATTAAATTTATTGCGTTGATTATCAATTAGTTACGGATTAGTTGCAAAAATCGCAACTTTATTTTACCGTTTACACTTGTGTAATCAAAATGTCGCTGTATATTTGTCCTATCAAATTAAAACAAACAACTAAAACCAAAAACTATGAAAATCCAAATCACCATCAGCCACAACGAAGTAACAGAAAATTATTCTGTAATGTCTATTCCTTCAACATTAGTAGTTGAACTTAACAGTAATAAAGCTCAACAGGCGCGTGAATATCCGTACCTTCTTAAGACATGGGCTCAACAGATCTGGAATATGAAGTACCCAAATACATTTGGAAAAGTAATAGACGTACAAGTAATTAACTAACACCAAACGGGGAGCAGCATCCGACCAACTGCATAACCTTAAAAACCAAAACAACATGAGAACATTTAAAAAGTACAAACAGAATCTATGTATTGTAACAACAAGCGAAGGCGATTTTATTCGCTCTTATTCAACCAATGTAGCTAAAATTGACTACGAAATCAAGACCGCTAAAGTATTGGGATATTGGAGCGTAACGACATCAAAACACATTAACTATGCCTGTTCAGAATTAGGACTAACTAAAACAACCAACTAAAACCAAAACATCATGAACTGGAAACAATTTATAGCCGTGCCGATCTTCCTGCTAATTATAGCAATAATGTTCGCGAAAGCGTGTAACCAATATGACGAGCGTCATCCACGCGATATGCACGCTCCAACCATCTTTGTCAACGATAGCACGGAGGCGATTAAGAACTGCGACGAGTGCATCAAACGCAACGTTAAAAAGCGTGTCAGCTACGAAGCAGCGGTAAAATTATGCCGTGCGTTATGGCTCAACGACACAACAGGACAAGCCGAACCACTCAAGGCTGACGAATGGGTGGATCATGAATAAGTAAACCAATAAACCAAATAAACATGACAACAGAAAACAAAACACAAGCAGAATTGCTGCAAATCTTAACGGAGATTAACGACAAAATATCTTTGGAGTTATTCTACTCTATCGAGACATCACACGGTAAGATCAGAATGCAGGGACATTATAGCAAGAAAGTCCGTAAGCAATGCGAGGCAGCATTTGACACATCCTTTTACCTGACTGATGAAAACTGGGTAAAATTGCAGCATGACGAGTTAAACTTATCTATTTACTTAACCTTACCCGAATAACATGAAATCAACACTCACAAAGTACGTCACCATCAACTTCTTTATGGATGACACGGAAGGAATCGCATTTGATATTCCTGTACACGTAACAGTCAGCGAAGTTGCAGGTGACTGGTACAATGAGAAACAAACGGACATAAACGCGGTAATTGATTACAAAGATTTGACCGATGCGATCCAACGCTTTGCGGACTTTATGAAGCAGGACGTTATTAATTACGTAGAAACCGAAGTCATCGATAAATTATGAAGTCAATAGATAAATTAAACCGCAAGATCAAATTATTAGGTATTAGTAAATCCCACGTGGCAAAGTTAATTGGATGCAGCCGTCCGCATCTTTACAGGATATTGCGCGGCGAACGATATTTGACTGACGCACAAAAAAAATCTTTGCAGGACAACCAACTTATATAAATTTTATTTACATTTGTGTAAATCAAAAACAAAACAAAATGAAACAAAAAACAGAACCAAAAATCGTTGACGGCATCGAATACCCGATTGACTTCGATCAACAAACGGAGGTGCAAGAGCAACCTACCGAGCAACCAACAGCCGAAGTGCCTATTGTAATTGACGAACCTGTTGCTATCCAACCGCGTCAAGTAAACCAAGCGGTGAGTGTGTTTACCAATGCAGAATCTTTTGAACTGGCTCAACGTCAGGCAAAGGTACTTGCAGCATCACAGTTAGTGCCTAAGACTTATCAGGGCAACATCGCAGACTGCATCATTGCAATCGAAACAGCATCACGTATCGGAGCGTCGCCGCTAATGGTCATGCAGAATCTTTACATCGTTCACGGCAAACCTGCATGGTCAAGCAATTTCCTGATTGCAACGCTTAACGCATCGAGCGCATGGGGTACTATTGGCTACGAGGAATCGGACAAGGACGGTGGTTCATGCAGAGCGTATGCAGAAGACAAGCGCACTGGCGAAATTAAGCACGGAATCTGGGTGAGCGTTAAGATGGCAACGGATGAGGGATGGGCAACGAAGGCAGGTAGCAAGTGGAAAACAATGCCACAGCTAATGTTACGCTACCGAGCAGCAGCGTTCTTTGTGCGACAGTTTGCACCTGAAATCAGCATGGGCATCCACACTTACGAGGAAGTAATCGACGTACAATCACAACCATTAAAACAGAACACACGATGGACACAAGAATAGAATCAAATTCGTTTGAATGGCATCAGGCGCGTGTAGGCAAATGGACTGCAAGTAATTTGTACGACCTGATTTGCACACCTAAAAAGCGACCACGTCCGTATGTGATGCAGAAGTTAGCGGAGCGATTGACTGGCGAAAGTCAGGAGGACTTCTACGAGAGTGCTGACATTGCACACGGTGTAGAGAACGAATCCCGTGCATTTACATGGCTTGAAAAGTTAGTGCCTACGGTCACGCTCGAAGATAGCAGCTATTTTCAGCAATGGGACGAAATGCCTACATTTGGCGCAACGTGTGATCGTGTTGGTACGTATGCAGGTGAACCATGTATTTTTGAGGTCAAATGTCCTAAGACAACAACACACCTACGTTATTGCCTGATGGAAAGCGTCGAGGACTTAAAGAAGGAAATGCCGAAGTATTACTGGCAGATCGTCGCAGGTTGCATCGTTCACGGCATTGATCGTGGAATGTTTGTCTCATTCGATCCACGTGTAGATGATGAATGTGGCTTGTATTACCTATCTTTCATCGTTGATGCAAATGATATTGACGTCGCTAAAGAAGCCATCCGTAAAGCGGAATCGGAGTTGCAGGAGTTGAAAGAAAAGTTGAAAATCACTAAGTTTGTAATTAACCCATAAAACCAAAACAATGACAGAAGTAACAGTTGAATTGAAGAACCAAGCGGTAAAAGTTAAAATTAAGAAGGGGCAGTATGTAGAAATTGATGAGCATATTTATATATGCGCTGAAATTGGTTGTGGGAAGTTAATTCTAATTAGCCTGAATAATGCCAATAGGTACGACGAAGCACAAGAAGGCGAAGTATATACATACAACGAAGATACCCGCATCCGCTTCATCGACAGCATCAAAATCACGGAGAAATAATGAAGTACAAATACAAGCGGGACGGGAATGAAGCCGAAATTGTCAAGGCGATGGAAGCCATTGGTGCGACCGTTAACAAGATCAACGGACGTGACATTCCCGACCTGCTTGTGTCTTATCGCGGTAAGTGGTTTGTGATCGAGGTAAAAACCAAAACAGGCAAACTACGCGAAGGTCAGGAGCGATTTCAACAAGTCAACTGCGCTCCCGTGTACGTGGTACGAACATCAGACGAAGCAATCGAATTACTAACCAATAATTAAAACCAAAACCATGAAAACAAAAACAGGACGTAAACGCGAATTAATGCTAACCGCATTAAAGGAAATGATTGACGGTAAAAGTATAACGGCATTGGAATATGCTAAAAGATACGACACTACGCGATTAGGAGCGCGTATATTCGATCTTCGTCAGTTGTTCAATAAAAAGTACGGACAGCCAAATATAAAGAGCGTGGATGCCGTAGATAAATACGGTGAACGTTACGTCAAATACACCATTGTCAATAAGTCAAAAGGAAAAAGACTGCTAAAAGATTTTCAGAAAGGAAATAAGTAGTATATTTGCATTAAGTGTTGCCGTTCCACATTATAAGCAACCTAACGAATTAAATGCCCATTGGCAGAAAGCAGAAGTGGAACGCTGTTAGTATGTTGGTGGGCATATTTATTTTACAATGGCTAAGAAAGCTAAAGATCCTGCATTTTTGTTTTACACGTCAGATTTTTTGACTGGCACTTTGTTTATGACCAACGAGCAGGTTGGATTGTACGTACGTATGCTATGCGCTCAACATCAACACGGGGGATTGATTGATAAATTTAGTTTTAACAATATGGTCAAAGATGATGCGGTTGTTCGTTCTAAATTTATTGAAACGGAGGATGGATTTTATAATGAACGACTGATGCAGGAAATGGTGTTGCGCCAAAAGAAAAGTACAAATCTAAGTGCAAATGCTCAAAAAAGATGGGCAAAAGCTACATCGGGTGATGCAAATGCATATGCAAATGCATCTGCTACGGATATGGAATTGAATATGCCGACTGAAAATGAAGATGAAGATGTAAATTTAGTTGATAATAACAAAGGGGGTGTGGAGGAAATTTTACCGCCACGATATGTCGACCAATTCAAACCGCAGCCAAAGTATAAGGTTGAACACATCCGAGAATTGCCCAAACAGACGTTGTGGTATGAGAATGTTATCCGAGCCTATAAGATCAGTACTGATGACTTTAATAGGCTTGTGGATGAGTTTATATCCCATTGTCATTCGCAAGGAAAGGATGAGGATAAAACGGAGCGCGATCTGAAATCACATTTTACTAATTGGCTCGGAGTAAAGCAAAAGAACGGTGAACTTAAACCAAAACCGAAACAACAGTACAAAAAGTTTAATTTTGAGTAATTAACATTAACTTTGTAAACCAAACTAAACCAATATGAAGACTAAAACAAAATACACTCCGCTATTTACTATTAAAAAAAATGACACAGAATTTCCTCAAGTAAAAATTAAATCAAGCCTTGATGCATACAATTTTATTAGGCAATTTTATTTTGAAGATATAGAGGTTTATGAATCATTTTTTATATTATTATTGAATAGAAGCAAAACAACTGTTGGCTACGCTAAAATATCGCAAGGTGGAATATCAGGTACTGTTGTCGATATCCGTATTATTGCAAAATATGCATTGGATAGTTTGGCAGACGCTGTTATACTTGCACACAATCATCCATCAGGAAATTTACAGCCTTCAGATCAAGATATAAATTTAACCAAAAAGACAACACAAGCGTTAAAATTGATTGATGTTGATATTTGTGACCATGTAATCTTGACAAAAAGTAGTTATTATTCATTTGCTGACGAAGGCAAGTTATAAACCAAACTAAAACAAATGAACGACAGAAAACCGCCATACAACTTAGACACGGAGCGCGTGGTACTCGGCACGATGGTATTGTTTGAGCAGAGCATTGCCCGTGTTATGGAAATCATTAATGAGCAAACGTTTTATCACGAGAAACACCGTCGCATCTTTGCAGCTATTGATCGACTATTCCGTAAGCGCGAAGCCGTTGATATGGTTACCGTGACCAAAGAACTTAAAGCGACTAACGAATTAGAAATTGTCGGCATTATGATCGTTTCCGAGTTGTGCAACCGTGTTGGTAGTGATGTTCATATCGAAGCACATTGCAGAGAGATTCAGGAATTGGCTATGCGTAGGGAAGTGATACAACAGGCCGACAGGTTGATTAATCGCAGCTATGCAGACAGCGTGGACGTGTTTAACATTCGCGATGACGTTAAGCAGTTAAACGACTATCTAATGTCTGAAACTACTAAAGGTAAGCAGGTGGTATCTGTTGCGGAGGTGGTAAAGTTGGAGCGCGAAGAGTACGCTAAGAAAGTTTACGCCCGTGAACATAACCTGCCGACTGGAATCAGCACAGGATTCACTGATATGAACCGTGTGTTTGGTGGATGGCAGCCATCAGACCTTGTGATACTTGCTGCGCGTCCTGCAATGGGTAAGACAGCGTTAGCGTTAGCATTTGCCCGTAATTCCAACAAACCTGTATTGTTTTTTAGTCTTGAAATGTCCGCGCTGCAACTTACCACGCGTCTAATCGTGATGGAATCGCTGGTAAATTCGCACAACTACAAAAACGGATGTCTGACTACTGATGAACTTCGCAAAGTGGAACAGGCGCGAGGTGTGATAGAATGCCATCCGTTGCAGATTGAAGACAAGGCAGGAATTGACTGGCAGGAACTTCGCAGTAAGTCGTTGAAAGCCGTGCAAGGTGGTGTCGGGTTGATTATTGTTGATTACCTGCAATTAGTGAGCGTACCAAACGGACGAAACCGAAACCGTGAAGCAATTATATCCGAGATCAGCCGAGAGTTGAAGCGAGTAGCAAAAGATTGCAACGTGCCTGTGGTAGCCTTATCACAATTAAGTCGTGCGGTAGAATCACGCGGTGAGAAACGTCCACAACTATCCGACTTGCGCGAATCAGGCGCAATCGAACAGGATGCGGATATTGTAATGTTTATTCACCGCGCTGAATACTACGGTGAAATGCAGGATGAGAACGGACAAAGCACGGAAGGTAAGGCAGAGGTTATCATTGCAAAGCATCGTAACGGTGAAACTGGCGCGGTTGATCTTAACTGGGACGGTGAGCATACTTTGTTCGTTGATCCTAAAAAGACATACATCAGTAACACATTGCAACCTAACACGGATTTTATACCAAAGACAAACGATTTACCATTTTAACGATTTGCAGATAAGCGAAGGCACAAATAGCGTTGGCATTGTGCGGTTGGATTTGGGCTTTTGCTTATGTGCTGTTAGCCGCTGTTTTTTTCTATTTGATTTTTAGCACTTTAAAAAATAAATTGAAAATATCTTTGAAATAGTTTGCAAATTCAAAATAAAGGGTTTATATTTGTATCAGAAATTAAAACAATAACAAAATGAAACAAGTAAATCAAATCGGTAAATACACAAAAAAAGACGATGTATTAATGGCTAAGGCTGGTAGAACATTTGTAACCCCAAATAATAAAGAATATATTTTTGACTTTACAAAAGAAGGCAGAAAATACATTTTTGTTATCAATTATTTAGGTTACAAAATGAGAATAAACGAAAGTGATTTTAATAGAACTAATATAGATGATTTATTATGCTCAATAGAAAAATCAATACAAGTAAATTAAAAAGAGGAGGCACTCGGCAAGGTTCGGGTGCTAAACCTAAATACAACGAAGAAACCAAAACGATTGCTTTTCGCTGTCCATTGTCAAAAGTTGATGAACTGAAATTGATTGTAAAGTCTAAACTTTCGGAGTGGTCGGTAAAATAGCAGCTAACTCGCAAATACACGCAACTCGTAGCGCACATCCCACAAATTAATTAATAACCAAAAACCAAACAAAAATGAAAGCAACAGATTCACAGAAATTCATGTCTGCATTACAGGCATCAGTACATAACGTGTTCGGATTAACATTCGACGAAATCAAAGGCAAAACGCGATTGGGCGAAATAGTATTGGTCCGTCAACTGGTTATGGGCATACTACGAGAGCATACGATGTTATCGTTGGTATCAATCGGGCAAATAGTTAACCGTAATCATGCTACCGTTATTCACGCGATGCGGAGGCATAACAACCGCCATAACACAAAGGCTGATCTTAAATACGCTGAAGCATACAGAACGTTAATGGCTGACTTGTCGCCAAAGTTGGATATGTACGCAGCAGCCGACACGCCTGAACTTCGCCTATGTTTTGTTGGTTATGAAATTGACCAGTTGTGGAAGTTGTACGAATTATGCAAGCAGGTGGGTGATGAAATTAATATGGAATTAATCGAAATACACATAAAAGCAACGCAGGAACGGATGCGAGTAATTGATTCGTTTATGTGTGTTAACTAATGTCAATAAATAATATCTAAACGATTTGCGAATGTGCGTAAATTGCAGTCCGTGAACAGAGATCAGATCATCACGGAGTTGTACAACAGTAAGGAATTGCGGTCAGCAATAAAGGCCTACTGTCGCACATTCGCAGCCCGTGAAGACTTGTTGCACCTTGTCATTGAGCGTGTTTGTGCTTTGCCAGAGGAAAATATTTTTAACCTATACCAAAACGGCAAATTAAAGCATTACGCATTTATTACAATGGTGCGTGAGGTGATGCTACCACGATCAAACTTCAACAAACAGAATTTTCCTACCTACGAATTTATCGACGATCTTGAATTGGACGTTGTGGATGAGCAAACGGAGCGCGTAGGTCTCGATCCTGAATTGATACACGAGTTTAAAGCGTTTTGTGATCAGAACAAGACTAATCCCGAACTTAGTTTACAGTCACTGGTCACATTGGAGTACATGGAGTACGAACCGATTAAGAAACGCAGTTACAGAGATTTTCAGAAGAAAACAGGCATACATTATTCGTCAGCGTGTGTTTACGTGCGGACGATGGTCAAAGAATTTAATAAAACCAAGCAATGAAAGTAACCGTATTAACCAACGGCTTCGGCAAAGACCGTGAATTGATCGCAAATGGTATGGATTTGTATCGTCTGTATATGCCATATTGCCGAATTGACGGAGCGCAAATAGCATCGAAGCATGACATCCTTAATTCGCCATTAGATAGCGATGTGTACGTCATTAACCGAGCGCATCCAATGGAACTGTTTACCAAACTTAAAGATGCAGGTAAAAAGATCATTCTTGACATTGACGATTACTGGAAAATTCCAACGTGGCATCAGCTACACCACAAATCAATTAAAGGTCGCATACAACACGCGACAAGCCTTAAAAACGATGAAGCGGTGCGATATTTTACGCATCAGTTAAATGAGGTTAGCGAGTGGGAGAATCAGACAAAGGAAGTCGTTAAAATTGTTGACGCTGTCACTTGCTCAACCGAAACATTAGCGCGTCATATCAAAAACGAATACGGCATTGACGCAACGATTGTGCCTAACACTATTGATCCAAATATCACTAAGTTTAGCACGAACAAACAGCCGTCAAGATTTACGCGATTTGGCTTTATTGCAGGTATGTACCGCGAACGCGATGCAGCGTTAATGTTTAATGGTGTTCGTTCTGCTTACCAGAATAAGCATATTCGCTCAAAAGTGCAGTTTGTAAATAGCTTTAATTTGCATCCGTCATTTACGGAAGTGGAGCGGATGTTTACATTTAACTACACACAACTTCCTGACTTTTATCGCGATTACCTGAAATCGTTTGTGCGAGAAGGTAATCACATAGGCAACCAACAGTTTTACAAACGTTTTTGGGCAAAGGACGCAATCGACTACGGTGTGATGTATGAGGAGGTCGACGTGGCGTTGATTCCAATGGAACACGGTGTATTCAATAGCTGTAAGTCCGAATTGAAGTTGATCGAAGCAGGATGGACTAAATGCGCTGCAATAGTTAGCAACGTGTTACCTTACGCACCGCATTTGCAACACAACGTAAACGCTTTGGTCTGCAATGAGAAAGAGGGATGGTTTACCGCTATCTTGCGACTGACGAACGACAAAGAATTGCGCGAACGACTAGCAAATAACCTGCATGACTATGTACGAGAGCATTTTAATCAGAATATAGCACACGAGAAAGTAACACAAGTATTAAACACATTATGATAGGAATAGGAGTAACGGGATGCAATCGACCTGAACACGTACAGCTAACGATTGACCAAATTGAGAAGTACACACAATCACCGTACAAGTTGCACGTAAGCATTGACACGGAAAAGAAAGGCGTGGCATGGAATAAGAACCAATGTCTTGAAGCGTTAAAAGATTGCGATCATATATTCCTATTTGACGATGACGCTTTTCCACGTGCAAAGGAATGGGAATTGTTTTTTATCGAAGCAGCGCAAATGGCTAACATTGGTCACTTTATCTACCAACACGAAACTATTGACGTGCGAATGATTAAAGCGATTGAGCCTAACATTGGAATATACAATAACAGTAACGGCTGCATGATGTACTTTACACGTGAGTGCTTAGATAAGGTCGGAATGTTTGATGAGAAGTTCGGTGTGTATGGGTTTGAACACGCAGATATGAGCATGAGGGCGCATTTAGAAGGTTGCAGTCCGTCACCGTTTGTTTGTCCATTAGGTGCAGCACAATACATTTATTCGCTTGACATTGACAACTACCTGCAATACGAAATAGAACATCGTCCGACATTATTCCCGAATGAGATCAAACAAGCAGTTGAGTTGAGCCGTGAACGATGGCAGCAAAAGGTTGAGCAATCTAAAAATGACCAAAAATGAGAATCCTGTACAAATACGCATCGCGCTCACGTCCTGACAAGTTTCGGAGGGGATTAGAAAGTATCGCGCAAAATTCTGTTAGCGACAATTATGTGGTGTTGGCTACATTAGACAGCGATGATCCTGCTATTGAGCAATACCGTAAAGAATTACGCGAATGCAGCATAGCATCGCAGGTGATCGCAACAGTCGCAACGTCAAAGAACAAGATCGACGCGATTAACCGTGACTTAAATGTGGTTCAGGACTGGGATATTTTAGTAAATATGTCTGACGACATGGTGTTCACCGCGCAAGGCTTTGATGAGGTAATCCGATTAGCGTTTGATGACAATACGGATTTGTTTGTGCATTTCAGCGATGGTTTTCAAAAGTCAAACATCAGCACGATGTCAATTATGGGACGCAAATACTTCGAGCGTGACGGCTACATTTACCATCCCGACTACAAAAGTCTATGGTGTGACGTGGAAGCAACGGAGGTGGCTAAATTACGCGGATGCTACAAGTACATGGGTGACAACATCAACATACTCACACATCTTCACGTTGCATGGGGTAAGGCTGAATGGGATGACCTATACAAACGTAACGAGAATCCTGCCATGTGGAATCACGATGAGAAACTGTATAACGAACGTAAAGCACGAAACTATGAATTATAGCCAAAACAATGAGCAGGAAATAATTGTTAACTACTTTCAAGGTAAGAAGGGGATATTATTAGACATCGGAGCAAATGACGGTGTAACATTTAGCAACAGCCGTCACCTACTGCTTAACGGTTGGTCTGGTTGTTTAGTTGAGCCATCACCGTCATGCGTTCAAAAACTTATACAACTTTACAAAGATCGCAAAGACGTATCTGTATTTGATGTGGCAATAGTTAACCAAGATTACAATAAGACATCGATAAATTTGCACGTAAATGATCCGCACATTCCAAACGATGACAGCCTATTAAGCACAACGTTAGAAGCGGAAATAAACAGGTGGAGTGGCATAAAGTTTAAGAAAGTTAAAGTAGAGGCAATGAATTATAATGAGTTATTTGCAGGTTTACGTTTTGACTTTATTACCATCGATGCGGAGGGTATGGATTTAGCAATCCTGCAACAGATTGACCTTAATGCGTCACAAACGCAAATGGTGTGCGTGGAATACAACGGTGTCAACCCTGAGCAATACATAGCACATTGCACAAAATACGGCTTAACAGAAATCAACCGAAATGCTGAAAATATAATCTTTGCACGATGAGCGAAAAACTATCAATACTAATTCCAACGATTCCTGAACGTAGTCAATTGTTCGGAAACCTTTACGCTAAACTTCGCACACAAATTGAGAAACTACCTGTTGCATTGGGTGGTGTAGAAATATACTACCTCGAAACGCCTAAATTTATTTACGGTGGCTTGAGTGTAGGTAAGAAGCGTGAAGCATTGATCAACATGGCGAAGGGCGAATATCTTTGCTTTGTTGATGATGACGAAACTATTTCACCGAACTATATTGAGCAATTGGTAAGACTATGCAACATCGGTGCGGACATCGTCACGTTCAAATCAATATTTAAGTGCGACTATTATTGGGGTGTTGCCAACATGAGTCTACACCATCCTATAAATGAACAGGCTACACCTTACGGTGAGTTCAAACGCAGACCGTTTCACATTTGCCCAATCAAAACAAGCATAGCGCAACGCTGCAAATTACCCGACATTAACAATGCGGAGGATTGGGCGTACATGGAGCAGGTATTACCACAATGCACAACAGAGGTACACACCGAGCAAATCCTACACCAATACAACCATAGTGCCAACTTATCGGAAGTAGATCGTATCGCATGAAGTCCCTGTCAATCCTTATCCCGTCATTACATAAGCGTCGCAGTTCATTAGATAGGCTGCTACGTTCTTTGTACGCTCAAATACTTACGCTGCCATCTGATTACGCTGCGTTGGTTGAGGTTATTACTGACGTTGATGATAAAGAGGTGACAACAGGCGAGAAACGGAACAGGCTGCTTAACCGTGCGTTAAAGGATTACATTGTATTTATCGACGATGACGATCATGTTTATCCGAACTACGTTAGATTAATACTTGACGCGATTCAGTCAGGCGTTGATTGCGTGGCAACGTGCGGACATTACAGCGAGAATGGTGGAGCGTTAATACTTTGGAAGCTATCTAAAAGGTTTCAAAATGAGAACAAACACGATGGGCAGCGTTTGGTGTTTTATCGTAAGGCTAACCACCTGACACCAGTCAAAAGAGAATTAGCATTAAAAGCTAAATTTCCGCACATCAGCAATGCAGAAGATAAAGCATACAGCGAAGCATTAAATCCTTACCTTAACACCGAAACAGAAATAACAGAACCAATTTATCACTATGCTTATCTCACGTACAACAAGGAATACTGATACTTGCGTGGTATCGTATGCAAAGCGCGGTCGGGAGAATTACCCTGCTGCCTTGCCTCGATTAGCGGAAAGCATCGAGCGTAACACATCATACGATTACTTTCTATGGGAAGCTACTGATTCAGAACCACCGCATCCGTTAGCATTTAAGCACTTAACGCATGATCAGCGTCCGTACTTTTTTAAGTTGACCATGATACAGCTAATGCGTGAGCAAGGCTACAAAAAGATCATTTGGTTGGATAGCGTTATGACGTTAGAAAAAGAATTAACGCCTGACTTGTTTACTCATGGTATTATGGCGTTTCATAATTTAGGGCATCCGTTAAAGAATTACATTAGCGACCAATGCGTGAGTTATTTTGGATGCGAAAAAGATTTGCCTAATATGGAACAAACATGGGGAGGTGCATTTGCGCTTAATTTCAATTCACCTACTGCATTATGGGTATTTGATGACTTACTAAATGCTGCTGACTCTGGGTGTTTTAACAACGGCACATCTACACGCGAAGGATTTATTGCACACCGTCACGATCAATCCGTTTTATCCGTGTTGTTACACTGGTACGAATACAAACTTTTGCCATACGGCACAATAGTAACGCATCCGCATTACTTACAGCCATTCGAGTATGGAACTGACTTCTATATCGCACACCGTCAAATACCAAAGGCATGACCTACGACCTAATTGAACATACAAAGCAGATAAAAGAATGCACGACCGAGATCGTTCAAGTGGGATGCGCTGACATTGAATTGCACACTACTTTGGTTAACATTTGTAGACGGCACAAAAAGGTGTTAATAACGTATTACATGAACGAAACGGAAAAACAAACATCCGACTATCACGGAACTTACCACATACAACGCAAATGGATCAGCGACATTGACCTAAGTAAATACAACTACGTAATAATTAACAAATGATACATCAACTATTCATCAACGCATTAATCGGGGTGTTCTGCTATTGGTTCGCGGAATGTACTTTAATACCTCAACGCATCCTGCTAAAATTAACTGGCAAGATTAGCCTTAAACCGTTTACCTGTGGTCTTTGCCTGTCATGGTGGAGCGCGTTAGCCATTAACATTATGCTGTTTTGTAATTTTACACAGGTAGAATCTATTATTGTTACCGTGCTAATGTCAGGCTTCGCCTCGATGTTTAGCGTGTTAACGATGGAGTTCCACAAGAACCTGCAACGATGACCGAACAGACATACAACGCTTTACAACAGCACCGCGAAGTCATTGACCGCTTTATTCAGGTCGGTCAGGAGGTTAGCACAGCACCGCGTCAAGCGTTACAGGCTGCATGGTTAGAAATATACGGAGAACTGAAACCGATGTCGTGTTCAAGTTGCATCCGTGAAGCATACGAACGAATACATCAACACATATTAGAATATGAGCGACACAAAAAAGGTTAGCATAGACAAATTGAAGCCTAACCCAGACAATCCAAGAATTATCAAGGACGATAAATTCAAAAAGTTAGTACAATCGATTAAAGACTTTCCTGAAATGCTAAAACTACGTCCTATCGTTGTCGACAAAGACATGGTAGTGCTTGGTGGCAATATGCGACTACGTGCGTTAAAAGATGCAGGAGTTAAGGATGTGGAAGTAATAATTGCAGATAACCTTACCGACGATCAGAAGCGTGAGTTTATCATCAAAGACAACGTTGGTTTCGGTGAATGGAATTGGGAAACATTGGCGAACGAATGGCATGCAGATCAGTTGTCTGAATGGGGTATGGATATTCCAAAATTTGATGATAATACAGGAGAAATAGAACCAAGTGGATATGAATTAAGTTCACAATGGTTTATTAACATACAATTTGAAAATGAAGAACAATGCCAAGAATGGTATGAAAAATTAACAAAGGAAGGTCTTATATGCAAAATAATTCAATGATACCCCAAAAAATTAAATACGAATTAAGCAGCGAAGTATTTAATACTTTTCGATGTCAGGCAGCAGCAAATTCACTGGATATCGATGTAAAAAAGAAAAGCAAACATTCAGTAGAAATAGATAATGTTGCTATACCGAATGAATGGAATGTTGGGATAATATATGGCGCATCAGGAAGTGGTAAAACAACAATGGCAAAACATTTATTTGGAAACGATATATTCCAAGTTTCATTAGATGAAAATTTGCCAATAATTGATCAACTTCCCAAAGAATTTAATTATGATCAATGCGCTTCTATATTAAACGGGATAGGATTAAATAGTGTGCCGTGTTGGATAAGACCAATTAAAACATTATCAAATGGTCAAAAAGCAAGAGCAGAAGCTGCATATTTAATGTGTAAAACAGATTTAGTATGTATTGACGAATGGACGAGTGTTGTTGATCGAACGGTAGCAAAAGCTATGTCATTATGTATAAATAAATTTGCCAAAAAATTCAATAAAAAAATAATATTGTTAAGTTGCCATTATGATATTTTGGAATGGTTGCAACCTGATTGGTTAATAGATTGCAATAAACAAGAATTTATTTTGCCAAAAAGCAAAGATTTTTTTTTTAACGAACGAGAACAAATTGAATTTACAATTAAAGAAGTTGACAGAAAATCGTGGAAATATTTTAGCAAATATCATTATTTGAGCGAGCATTTGCCTGGAGGAAAAATCTATTTATATGGTTTGTTTCATGGAGAAAATCAAATAGGATTTCAATGTTTTGCTAATTATACGCCACACAAGCCAGGAACAACAATTATATATCATTCAAACAGAACTGTAATACACCCAGATTACAATGGAATGGGATTGGGAATAAAATTGATCAACGAAACATCAAAATTATTGAAACAAAAAATATCCTGCAGAATCATGGCTAAATTCTCAGCAATGCCTGTATACAAAGCAATGATAAAACAAAAAGAATGGGTATTTCTTGGGCAAACAAGATTAATGGGAAAAATGAAAACAGGCGGTAATATGTTACGACAATCAGGATTCAGAGAAAAAGGCGTAAAAACATTTAATTTTGAATATGTGGGTCTAAAATAACAGTCTAAAATGGCAAAAAAAACTACATAATTCAAAAAAATATGACGGACAGCATCGGACATAAAAAAAGAGCAATGTTGGAGGCTTTGGAGAAGTCTTTGGGCGTTGTAACAACGGCTTGTAAACAGGCGCAAATTTCACGTGATACACATTACCGTTGGTTAAAGGAGGATAAAGATTACCGCGTTAAGTGCAAAGACATGGAGAACGTAGCTTTAGACTTTGCCGAATCACAACTGCATAAGCAGATTATGAAGGGCAATCCGTTATCCACTATTTTCTTTTTGAAGTGCAAAGGCAAAAAGCGCGGTTATATCGAGCAGCAAGATATTAAGGTAACAGGTAACGTGACATTTAGAGCAGACTTTGGCGAAGGCAATCCTATACACACCGCATCAGAATCAGAAAATAATTCATAGCGCGATTAACAACGGGCATGAGAAGTATTACATTCTGAATATTGGTCGACAGTTCGGCAAGACATTACTTGCTTCGAACCAGTTGATGTATTGGGCATTAAACCAAAAGAATGCTAAATGTGCATGGGTATCGCCAGTGTATAAACAGTCCAAGAAAGTATTTGATGAGGTGCATAAGGCGTTTAGAAAGCGTCCTGAAATATATCGCAACGTAAACCGATCAGAGTTGATATTGGAATATATCACAGGCAGCACTATTCAATTCTTCAGCGCGGAACGGTACGATAACATCCGAGGCTTTACGTTCGACTACCTTGTGTGTGACGAGTTCGCATTTATGGACGAGGCTGCATGGACGGAGGTGTTACGGGCAACGGTGTTGGTGAAGGGGAAAAAGGTGCTGTTAATCAGTACGCCAAAGGGTAAGAATCATTTTTACAACCTGTTCAACTTAGACGGTGTTAACGAACAATACAAGTCGTTTCGTATGAGTTCGTACGACAACCCGTTGATT